CGGAGCGGTCATGGCTTCCGCCTGGACTGTTCGACAGCCTCAAGGTTGACGAGATCCCTGCCGGCGGCGTGCTGGCCGTTGATTCGTCGATTGACGAGTCGCTTTACTGCGGCGTAAGGGCGCAGCGCGTAGGGGATGACCGTATTGGTGTCACCGTGGAATTCCTCGCGGATTCGCTTGCGCAGTGCTGGCGCAGCATCGGTGAAGCGGCGACCAGCTGCGATGCCATTGCTTTGACGCCTTCGCTGTTCGACATTGCGCCTCCCGAGCTCGAGCGCAAGAAGGTGCAGGTTGGTTACGCCGAGCTGGCGACCCACACCGGAACGATCCGGCAGCTGATCATGGAAGGGCGCATCATCCACACCGGCGAGCAGATGCTGGCCGAGCACGTCGACCGGGCCGTGGGCGTCCGTACCCAGCGCGGCTATGCGCTCTCATCACAAAAGAGCAGCGGCCCCATCACCCTGGCGCGTTGCCTGGTGTTCGCAACGTCCTTGGTGGCGCGGCCGGCGCAGCGGTCAAAGCCTGCTATCGCGTTCGGTTAGTAGCCTTATCAGCGTCCATGGGGCGCGGCCGGTGTCTCCCCCCGCGCTTCATGGGCATCAAATCGTATACTTATCGCGTAAGCCTTGCTTTCACTTACATTGAAAGGCACGCTTTCCCCATGGAGCTGTTCAAGCCGAAGGTGAAGGCATCTCCTGCGATGGCATCAGCACCCATCGCGGCAGCTGCGGGCGCTCCGCAACCGGGTAACTTCCTTGGGTACAGCGTCGGAGCCCTCGAGGAAGCAGCGTTGAGCGTCCCGACCGTGGCCAGGGCAATCTCCCTGCTCTCCACGGTCGCTGCCACCTTGAACCTGCGCACCTACACGCTGCAGTGGACTGGCCAGCGGTACGAGAAGCTGTACATCGAGGGCGAAAGCTGGATGACGCGGCCCGATCCGCGCACCACCCGCAACTTTGTCATGGCCAAGACCGCCCGCGACCTTATCCTGTATGGCCGCGCTTTCTGGATGGTCACGAGCCGGTACAGCACCGGCTTCCCGGCCACCTTCCAATGGCTGCCGGCGAATCTCTGCACCACGCCCGACAATGCCCCGCCGGAATGGTTTGGGCCCGCCGAGCGCGTCGATTTCAATGGCGTCCCGCTGGACGTTGCGCAGCTGGTGCAGTTCCACAGCGGCAGCCAGGGCATCATCTACCAGGGCAAGCGTGCCATTCAGATCCAGCTGCGGCTTGACCAGGCTGCGGAGCGGTTCGCGTCAAATGAGATTGCCGCCGGCTACCTGCAGCAGAAGGGCGGCGAGCCCATGAGCGGCGAGGAGCTGGCCGAAATGGCTGCCGCCTGGGCTGCCAACCGTCGCACCAACAGCATCGGCGCACTGAACGAACATGTGACGTTTGAGAGCTACGACGTCGACCCGTCAAAGTTGCAGCTGGTGGAAGGCCGGGAGTATCAGACCAAGGAGCTGTCGCGGCTCATGGACATTCCCGCCTACCTGCTGGCCATCGACCAGTCGGGCATGACCTACGCCAACGCGCAGCAGGCCCGGCAGGATCTGATTCTGTTCGGTGCCCGCCCGTTGCTCCACGCGATGCAAGAGCGGCTTTCGATGGATGACGTCATGCCGCGAGGCCGCCACGTTGAGTTCGCCCTTGACGAGTACCTGGACGAATTCAGCGACACTGAAATCATGCCGAGCGACGTTTCGCCGGCCGATGAGAGGAACAGCACTGATGCTCCGGTTTGACGCCGACACCACGCTGATCACCGCGCAGGCCGGTAGCGAGGGCGAGCCCGCACGCATCGCGGGCATCGCTGTGCCGTGGGATGTGGTCGCCACGGTTTCGGATGGCCAGCAGGTGCGATTTGCCCGTGGCGCGTTCGACACCGCGCAGAAGCCTGCCAAGCTGATCGAGAACCACGATCTGACCCAGCTGCGCGGCGTGGTCGACACGCTTGTTGATGGCGATGATGGCCTTGAGTTTGAGGCCACGCTGGCTGACACCCGTGCCAGCCGCGATGCCGTCGCGCTTCTCAAGGCCGGTGCCTATGACGCCGTGAGCGTCGGGGCGCAGCCCACCAAGTTCACCACCGACGCCGAGGGCGTGATGACTGTCACGGAAGCCACCCTCGTCGAGCTCTCCCTGGTCGCCGTTCCGGCGTTCAGTGAGGCCGTGATCACCGAGATTGCGGCAACCGCCGAGGCCCTCGAGGCCGAGCCGGAGCAGGATCCCGAGCAGGACACTGACAACACCGAGCAGGAGCATGAGGACATGACCGATGCCGAGAAGGCCGAGCCCATCGAGGCAGAGGCCACCATCCCGACCCAGCCGATCCTTTACGCGGCTGCCAAGCCCGAGCTTCCGACTGCTGTGGAGTACATCGCAGCGGCCGTGAAGGGCGGTCACGAGTTCGAGGCCATGCGCCAGCGCGTGCAGGCTGCGGCTCCCGAGATTGGCACTGGGGACACGGCGGGAATCCTTCCCGAGCCGATCCTTGGGCCTGTCTACAACAACTTCGTCGGCCGGCGGCCCGTGATTGACGCCATTGGCGCTCGCGCCATGCCCGGCGGCGGCAAGGTTTTCATTCGCCCCGAGGTCACGACTCACACCAGCATTGCGGAGCAGGCTGCCGAGTTCGACACCCTGCAGAGTGGGACGCTGGTGGTCACTGAGAACCAGGTGACGAAGAAGACCTTTGGCGGATACGTCAACATCAGCGAGCAGGATCTGGACTGGACCGATCCCGCTGTGCTGTCCATCGTTCTGGATGACCTTGGCCGCATCTACGCCAACCAGACCGACAACTACGCCGCCGACCAGCTGGCCGCTGGCGCGACCAACACCGAGAATTTCACCGGAGCCAGTTACGGCGACCCGTCTTACTGGGCCGGCTGGATGGCGCAGGCTGCGGCTGACATTCTCAGCGGTTCGAATGGCAACCTTCCGACTCACCTGTTCCTGTCACCGAGCATCTGGCAGGGGCTGCTCTCGCTGAGCGACTCGTCGGACCGCCCGCTGTTCCCGCAGGTTGGCCCGATGAACGCCTTTGGCAACCTGACGCCTGGTGGCGACACCGGCGTTGCGTTTGGCCTCCAGGTGGTCGTGGACCGCAACTTCCCGAACGACACGTTCATTGTCGGGGATCCCAGCGGCTTCGAGATTTTCGAGCAGCAGAAGGGTGCCATCACGACCGACAACCCCAGCGAGCTTTCGCGCACGCTGGCGTGGCGCGGTTACTTCGCCACCCTGATGATCGACCCCTCGAAGTTCGTGAAGGGCGTGCTGGTCTAAGCCTGACGAGCTGACCGACTGCCATGGCCACCTATGCGATCACCCACCGACAGGTCACTGACAACCACATGGTGGTTCAGACCCTCGAGGGCACCGACATAGGAACAGGGCAGTCGGTCACGCTTGCCGGACTCGGAGCGACGTTGAATGGCACCTACACCGTGGTGGATGTGCCCATCAACCTGTTCCTGGGCGTAGACGACGAAGGCGATCACATTTTCGATCCTGATGTGATCATCCTCAACCAGCTGCTGTTCTCAAAGACTCACGCCGACATTGCGCGTGGGCCCGTGACCGGCACGCTGACCTTTACCACCACCTGCACGTGGATCACGAATCAGATGGTGATTGACTGGCTTGGCATCGCCACGGCGACGGCCAACGACACCACGTTCATCACCAAGTGCGTCGCGGCTGCCAATGCCTACGCCTACCGCCGCCGGCGGGAAGCCGGGTACTACGACAGCCTAACGACGGTGCCTGGTGGCGATGTGGAGCTCGGAACCATCATGTACGCGGGCAGCCTGTACCGCGAGCGCGGGTCAGTGGATTCATTTGCCTCTTTTGAGCAGATGGGAACGCCGATCCCCTACGGCCAGAACGGGCAGATCAACCGCCTGCTGGGCATCAACAGAAGCCAGGTTGCATGACCGCCACCGGCATTTTCGGGGAAGCTCGAGCAACGCTGGTGGCCTCATTGCAGGCGCTGGGCCTCACTGTCGTCACCGACGTCCGTAACGCCCGGCCTATTTCGGTGCTGGTCGATCCGCCGACCTTCACCTGTTTCAACAGCAACATCGCGGAGATTGAGATTGGCGTCAAGATCCTTGCGGCCCCTCCGGGCAACCAGGACTCTCTTGACTACCTGATCACGACGGCCGACACCATTATGAACAGCAGCATTTCGCTGATTCGTGGTATTCCCGGCGTCATGCAAGTGGGCGGGCAGGAAGTCCCGACCTATGACCTCACCGTACGAGTCGGAACACAAAGGAGTTAGCCGTCATGGCGACCACGACTTACCTTTCCAACCCCGGCATCCTGACCGTCGATACCGTCGACCTGAGGGACCAGGCGAGCTCCGTCACGCTCGAGCTGGGTTACGCCAGTCTGGACCGGACCGCGTTCGGTGACACTGGTAGCCAGATGACCGCCGGCCTGCAGACCGTCAGCGGCACCATCACGTTTTACCTTGACTACGGCGCGTCCGGTGTCGAGGCGACCATCAACGCGGCGCTGGGCGACGGCACCACTGACATTGTGGTTCGCAAGAGCTCCGGTGCCATCGCTGCCGACAACCCGGAGTACCAGATCACGGACACCATGATCGCTTCGGCCCCGATCACCTACACCGTGGGCGAGCTGCAGGTCATGGAAGTGTCGTTTGAGGGCGGTACTTGGGTGCGCGACATCACGCCGTAGCAACAACGAGGGGAGACACAGATGGCCAAAGCAGACACCGGCAAGCCGCTTCGCTTCACCACCACAGGCGGCACCTGGACAGTCCAGATCGGCGGGTATAAGAACATTGTTCACTTCGAGCGCCACTTCAACACTTCAGCCCAAGTGCTGGAGCGTGCGCCGAGGGTGGAATACGTCTTGTACCTGGCGTGGGACGCTGCTCGAGCGGAGGGCTTGCCGGTCCCCGAGAAGTTCGACGCCTTCATTGACGAGATTGTCGACTTCGAGGAGCTTGAGGACGAGGCGGGGGCAGACGAAAACCCTACCCCAGGGGATCAGTCGGCAGAGCATTAGCCATTGTGCTGGTGCAAACAGGCTTCTGGCCCCCTGACCTAGAATTCACGATGAAGGATCTGAACACCATCCTGCAGGTGATGAACGAGAGCCAGAGGTAATGCCGGCGACGATCAAGACAGAGGTGGTGGGGGTCAAGGAAACGATCAAGGCATTGCGCCAGGTCGACCCCGAGTTCCGCAAGCAGTTCAACCGCGCCGCCAAGGATGTGGTCGCGCCGATGGTTGCCGAGGCCAAGAGCCTGTACCCGCAGCTGCCGCTTTCGGGCATGGCCCGGCCGTGGACGCCCAAGAGCTTCTCGATCTTTCCGTGGCAGGTTGCCAAGGTCCGTTCCGGCGTGAAGGTCAAGACCTCGACGCGCCGCGACAAGAACGCGGTGCTGTACGTCAGCCAGGGCGAGCCCGCCGGCGTCCTTTTTGAGACCGTCAGCAGCAGCAAGCCGCTTGGGACGAACATTCGGGCCCGTTCTGACCGGGTTCTGTGGCCAACGGCTGACAAGCACGCGCCGCGCATCAACGCTGGCGTGGCAAAGATCGTGGCCGAGGCCGAGAAGGTCGTCCAGGGGATGGTGGGCTAGTGGCCATCACAATCCCGATCCTGACCGACTTCAACGGTCGCGGGATCGACAAGGGCATCGCGCAGTTCCAGAAGCTTGAGACAACCGGCCAGAAGGCTGGCTTTCTCATTCGCAAGGCCGCGCTGCCTGCAGCTGCAGCCATTGGTGCCCTTGCCGCCGGCGCGGTCTTGGCGACCAAGGCAGCCGCCGAGGACGCTGCCGCAGCTGACAAGCTGGCGAACACCCTTGGGCGCGTCACCAAGGCCAATGAGGATGCGCTCAAAGCGGTTGAGCCCTACATCAGCGCCCTTTCACAACAGGTTGGCGTTGCGGATGATGAGCTGCGGCCGGCGCTCGGCAGGTTGGCAACGGCGACTGGGTCCCTGACCAAGAGCCAAGAGCTGCTCAGCCTGGCGCTTGACGTGAGTGCGCAGACGGGTAAGCCGCTCGAGTCAGTCACCACAGCCCTTGCCAAGGCTTACAGCGGCCAGTTCGGCGCTCTCAACAGGCTGCTGCCCGGTTTCGACCAGGGGATCATCAAGAGCAAGGATTTCACGGCCGCGCAGGATGAGCTGGCACGCCTCACGGGCGGGGCGGCGTCGGAAAGCGCCAACACTGCCGCCGGCCAATTCCGGCGCTTTCAAATCACGCTGCAGGAAACCAAGGAGAGCATCGGCGCGGCCCTGCTGCCGGTGCTCAACGCTTTTCTGCCCATCCTGCAATCCGTGGCCAATTGGGTGCAGGAGAACAGCCGCGTGGTCGTCATTCTTGGT